AAACTGCCAGAGGTGAGCCTTACTTTCTTGTACTGCTCATCCTGAGACAAAGTTAAGAAATCGCAGAGACTTTGTGGATAACTAAATGTTACCTCTATTGGCCTGAGTAGATACTCCTTATAAGGCTCATCCAGAAAAAATGGAGAGACTGAATCGTTCTCTTTAATACCCTGCTCTGGAAAGGCAAAAATATTGCAATCGTAACCAGTTATAATGCCTATTTCAATATTGGTAAAGTACTGGCCTACCTGAAACTGAAGTTTAGGTGCATTCCATACAATGTCATCAGGAATTTTATAGGTGAACATTCCAACCCACTTCCACCACCTATATGTAATCCTTGCCGGAGTAATCGAAAAATTGTACCTATGGTCAAGAATGTCTCCATTGACATTACAACCATAAAAACTACTTAACGAAGCAGTACCAGGGGCAATTGTGACCGACCCGGTCTCTTCTGGTAAATTATATTTACTCGTTTGAATTGTGGATATTGTAAATTCAATCCGGTTAAGCCAGATAATGAATGTCTCATTATCATTCGGCCTGTCTGAAGATGCCGCACCAAATGTGATGTCAGACATTCTTCGGTAAAACTCTATCGCATAGCCCTCGGCAATTATGTTTGATCTTAAATCCAGTTTGGCAGATGAGTTATCATTCATTGCCTTATTCTGGATGAAATAGTTGCGCTCTGTATGAACTGCATAAACACCAGAAATCTGGATGTTTTTCCACCGGTCGGTGTACCCGGTAGTGATATTGTTCATAAGCATATCCACCTTGGCCGCCTGAACAACTTCTCCTACATTGGCAAATGATTGACTTACCAAGTTCTGGTAGAAGTAATCTCTGGTTTCAACCCTGATCTTCCACTCCGATCCTGTCCATTCAAATGCCCATCCAAGGCAGAAGATTTTATCAAGTTCCTCAAAGGTCTTCTTCCAGGAAGTCATTAACTGCGTTCCTGCCTGTGCGGTATTATTTCTAATCCTGATACCATTGGTTAAGGCATAACTCCATTCACATCCATTTCCTGACTCACTAAAGGTATCTGATAGCAACTTGTTATCGCTTCCAGTCATTACATAGATGCACCTCCTAAGCCATTGCTCAATGGTAAGTACATCGGAAGTAGAAGCATATTGTCCTTCGTTTATTTCTTTAAAAGTAATCGTGTAGCCATCATAGATATTTATATCTGCTCCCCACGCTACTCCAGAAAGCATAGCGACAAATTGTAGGCTTATGGTATGCCCTGGAGGACAATTAAAAGTTCCTGTATATGTTTCGTTTAAATTTGAAAATGATTGGTTAAAACCAAGACTTAAACTTTCAAGAGTAATTCCAGATTGAAATTGATTTCCTGCAAATTCTGCTATTCGTAGCCGTACATTTTCTGCATTAGCCGCACCTCCATATCTTACACCATCAAATGAGATCTTTATTGTATATTCAATTGTCCTTGTTACACTTGTGTTATTGATAAAAATTGCACCATCGTCAAAATTGTTTCCATTTACTATTTGAATAGTACCTGTATTTAAGGTACTTCCAAAAGCCTCTTTTAAATCTGATTGACTCCAATAGGTTGGAACACTAAGAGCCGCTTGTTGAGCCACAATTCCAGTGTAAAATACATAGCCAGTAATATCTGCATAGTTCTTACCAGATGCAGTCAAGTAAAGAGGCATCCGGTGCATCCTGATATTCCGGAATGTCAATGCGTTTATGGTACTATCATTAAGGTCTTTGGTTTTTGTCAGGTCAATCTCTACATCAGTTCTGGCCTTAAAGTCCTCCCTGAAGTTGTCATCAATGATTCCTACTGTAATCTCCCAGGAGTCAGTATCACAGACATTCTTCTCTTGATAAATTGCCAGATTGAGAAAGCCATCAAACTGGTAGGAGGAGTTTCCATAGCCTACATCAGAAGTAATGGTTATGGCAATGGGTTGATTGATGAAATGTTGGTCATAGATTGACTTGATATATCTTGCTCCTTCTGCATAGAACCTGACCTCAGTAGTGAATGGCTGATCTATGCCATGACTATCCATCCGAATGGCAGTGAACTCAATGGCATCCCAGCCGATTGGTTCTTCTACTTCATTTCCATCAAGAAAAAACTTCCAGTTTGCCATTAGTTATTTATGCCAAATCTATTATTAAGAATCTTAGTGCTGCGCCTTGGTGTGCGGATAAACTTTTCAAAGCCTCTCTCATCCATGTTAAGCTGAGTGATTGGTAGTCCTTTGAGTATGCTTCCAATCTCATCTAACTTGCCTACCACCGGAGATCCAGCACTGCTGCTGGTTCTGTTGGCATAGTGGTTAGCCAGGAACACCTCCTGCCTGCTTAGGGCATGATTAGGAATTACCTGTGAGCCTTTAGGAAGGTCTACCAGCGTGGCAGTTGGTGGAGTGAAGTAAACTTTGCCAGACTCGGTAACAACCTTCTCTACCCCTCGCTCACCGACTATTGCTTTACCTCCCTTGAATGGCTTGCCCTTAGTACCTTCTGCGAACTCAGGCACTGGTTGCATTGTAATAAAGCCAATTTGAGCAGCTGCAATACCAGATGCAAGTAGTGCCAAAGGAGCAGTCAATGGATTAGTTCCATATTTAACCAACTGCTGGCCTAATTCGAAAATAATGTTAGCAATAGCAGCAGCTTTTTCAGCCTGAAATTGTTTAGTCCTAATCTCACGCTCCTTCTGCGCCTTCCTTTCATTAATCTCTTGAATCTTTTGCTCATTGCCATCGGCAAGTTCAATCTCCTTGTCATATCGCTTCTGAAGCAGAGTCATTTCATTTCTTAGATTAGCCTGATGAATGTCAAATGCACCGGATACAAGTGTTTGGCCTAGTTCAAATGCCTTCTCACGGACTTGCTGTCTTATTTTCTCTTCCTCCTCAATAATTCTGGTCATCTCCTTGACAATCTCTGCCTCCCGCTTCTGGTTATCCTCGATATTTTTGAGATTATCCTTCATCATTTTGGCTCTTTCCTTTTGCAGATCTTCATCAGACTTGACAGCACTTTTATAATTTTCCATTCTAAGTGCTTCAGCCTGCTTATTAAACTCCTTCTCCGCATTAAGCCTTTGAAGATTGGTGTTGCCTATCTCTACCTTTGTGAACAATACTGAATACTCTTTCTGAAGTTTTAGCTTGGCCTCAAGAAATGCTTTCTCTGCTCCGATGTTGGCTAATGGATCATTGTAAAGTTCACCAATTAGTTTCCGCTGCTCTTTAAGAAGCTCAAGCATCTTTAGCCTCTGGTCATATTCAGCTTTTAAAGTTTTTTCGTCTTTTTCTAATGTAGCACTTACTTCCTTTCTTGACTTTAACTCTTCATTATAGGCATCCAAAACAGCTTTTTGATTGACAAATTTTTCCTGAAGTATTTTAGTCTGTTTGTCTTCCTCGGCAGTTATTTCTCCATCAGCAGCAATGGTTTCCTGAAGTGCATCAAATTGTTTCTTGATATTGTCAAGCCTAACCTCCTCAACTTGAATTTGCGCTCTTAATGCGTTCTTTGAAAGAAGTGCAGTTTGTTTTAATGCCTCATTGTATGCTTTTTGGCTTTCAGCAGCATCTCGATCGGCTTGGGTTTCTAGTAGCTTGTTGGCTGCATTTAAAGCCTTCTCAAGTAAAGAACCTACCATAGAGGCTGGCTCTAGCAATCCTCTTCCAAGTCTTGTTTTTAATATGTCAAAGGCATTGTTAATCTTATTTACATTCTCAGCTAATCCATTAGTTCCAGCTGCTTTTTCGGAGGCTTTAGCAAGCGCATCAGTAAATGGAATGACAAATTCCCTAGATGTTACCTTTCCGGTCTGAAGCATTTTGTTAAGCTCACGCTCAGTAACTCCCATGCTTTTTGCTGCTATGCTAAAAGCTCCTGGTATGCGTTCCCCAATCTGACCTCTTAATTCTTCAGCTTGAACTGTTCCTTTGCTTATAATTTGGCCAAGTGCAAGAAAAACACCCTTAGCATCCTCCGATGAAAGTCCAAATGCTTTTACAGCACTTGCAACATTTTCAAATATTTTTTGAGTTTGTTGATTACTTAATCCTGCCTGCGAAGCAGCTCCAGACAGAGTCTTGAATCCAGCAACTGATGCTTGGAGACTTATGCCGAGCCTATTACTTGTCTCTACCAGAAATGCCATTGATCTAGCTCCGGCATTTGCTGAACCAGCAGTAAAATCTAATACACGCTGAAAACTCTGAAATTGCATTGTGGTCTCTGCCACTGCCTTGCCAAATTGAACAATTTGACTAACAGCAAATATGCCCGCAATGTATTTACCAGCTTGTTGAGCAACTCCACCAAGATTATTAAGGTTTTTGCCAGTATTGGTAGTTTCCTGGTTGAATTTCTTTAACTCTGATAAAGCCTGTTTTTCTTCACTAGTCAGTCGGTCAAAGGACTGAGCAGCTGCCTCTAGATTGGCTGTCTCTACAACATACCTAATCTTAATGTCATTGTTTGAAATCGTTGCCATGCCGTAAAGATAGCAATTAAAAAAGCCACCGAATATCAGTGGCTCTTTCTCTGTTTCACTAAACCAAAACACTAAACAATTATGTTCTCACCTTAGTCCTCTTCTTTTGGTCTGCAATATAGCTACTCACAATTAAATAGTACTCGTAGATTGGCCTTTCGACCAGGTATTTAATTCGCTCAAAATCTCCATTTGCAACTCTATACTGCTCATCAAATCGCTGTCTGTGCTGTCTGGTAATTGCAGTCCAATAATGTGCTTCAGGTTGTTTAGGTTTTGCAGAGTTTCGGCCTGCAAATAGTTCGGGAAATTCGTGCTGTACTCGGTCAAAGAGGGCAGATAAGCGTACTCCGGCAGATTCAAAAAAAAACCCTGAACATCATTATGCTCCATCCAATGGCTGAGCTTAGACTTGTTGTATGGGTATTGATAGTCCAGTGGATTCTCATGCTCATCAAAGTAGACAACTGTTGCCAGCTTCATCTGCCTTACCAGGCTAACCGATAGCTCCATCTGTTCCTTTAGCCGGGATGCGAGAATCCCTATCTCATAGAGCTTCTTGTCATCCTTCTTCTTCTTGTCCAGCAGTAGATTGATTAGGCCATTGTTCCAGCCTCTCAGGTAGTCTGGGTTGATTTGCCAGAGTTCCTCGGTGAAGATGTCTCTGGCTGCCACTGCTCTCTGGAATGGCACATTGACTTCTGCCGTGAACTTGAAGTAATTGACTCCACCGGAGGTGAAGGCAAACTCAATCTGATCCCAGCGGTCTTTCGGAGCTACACCCCTGTAAAGTATTCTGTCACCTTGTTCTTGAGCAGCAGCTTCTTCTGCCACTTGTTGAACAGGAGGAGGAGCAGATGGTTTGCGCCTAAAAATATTGAACATAAGTAAAATGGATAGTGAAAAATAAGGCAAGAGATAATGAGGAACTGCCAAGCACCGGAGCAGAATGGGCATTCCCCTAAGGGCTTAGCCCAATAGGTTGGGAGCTTCTGAATC